AGAAGTTATACGAATTATACGGAAAAGGAAATACCCGCTCATCCCATTCCGATCAAAATCCAACGGACTCCATTTAATTTTATTTATTAAAGGTGTTGTTGCAGCATCTTTGATGAGAAAAAAATTAATTGAGATAGCATCTGATCTTGGTGTTAATGATACTACAACTGACATTTATCCTGCACAGGATGAAGTAGATTTAACTCCGGAAGATTGGAACGCAAAAAGAAAAGGTAACTTTGTAAACCTTCCCTATCAAAAAGCACATATGACTACTAGGGTTGCTATGGATGATGATGGCAACTCTATTAAAATAGAAGATCTATATAAATTTGTTGATCAACATAGATTAACTCCTGCTGATTTTAAAAAATTAAAAATTTTAGAAGATGACGAAACAAAAGATTACCCACCTTGTGTAGTTAATTTTATGAAAAACAAAGTGCAAAAAGGTGAAGGTAGAAATGATGCAATGTTTAATGTTGCAGTGTTAGCTAAAAAGATAAACTCAGATCCTGTCATGTATGAAGATTGGACTAGAAATATGATGACAAAAGTTTGTTCAGAACCTTTGCATCCACAAGAATTAAATAATATTTTTAAAGGTGTGGAGAACAAAGAATATGCTTTTAAATGTAAAACTTCTATAGCTAGAATGCATTGCGTATCTAGCACCTGTGTTAAAAGAAAACACGGTATTGGAATGAATGAGGCTATACCAGAAGTCGGTAAGTTAATTAAAGTAAATTCATATCCAGAACCTTATTGGATTTTACCTATTCAAGGTAAATCAATTAGACTATCGACAAAACAATTATATCAGCAGCAACTTTTAGGTGAGCAGCTACTTAACTATGACATAGTTTGGAGAACTCTAAAACCAAGTAAGAGAGATCCAGACCCTTACAGAGATTGGCTTGAAGAATTAGTAAGTAATAAACAAGACATGGAAGGGTTTGATGCAATTGAAGAGAAGATGGATGTATTTAATTCTAGAATGACAAGATTTTTAGAAGATGTTGAGGACACAACAGAATTTGATCAAATAGATAATGGTAATATTTGGAAAGATGAGGCCGAAATGAGATTTAAATTAGAAACATTTAGGCAGTTTATTAAGAAAATGGGCTATAATTGGTCTGAAAAAGACTGCACTAAATTTTTAGAATCCGGTGGTGCTACACCTAAAAAGAAATTCCAGGGTATAAGTAGCAGACATTGGGTGGTAGAATTACCTAACCAAATAGAACACAAAAATAAAGATGTCAAATTCGTTAAAGCAAAAGCTTCATGGGAAGACAATTAAAATATTTGGTCCTCCTGGTACAGGTAAGACTGAAAATTTATTGAAACGAGTGCAGCGATATTTAAAACAAGGATACTCACCTGATGAGATCTGTTACATATCGTTTACCAACAAAGCAGTAGATGAATGTGTAGCCAGAGTTAGAAAAAGATTTAAAGAGTATGATGAAGATGATTTTAAATTTTTTAGAACCTTACATAGTTTAGCTCGACAACAATTCTCTGAGATCCCTGTATTAGACCCTAAAGTAGATATGCTTATGTTTCATACTCAGTACGGAACAATAAAAGTAAATTACAAAGAAGGCCATGATGATGCTAAAGTTTATAACAATTGGTCCCTACAAATATATGATAGGGCAAGAAACATGAAAGTAGATCCTGTTTGGTTATATAAACAACAGCCTAGAAAAGTTGTAAGGTTGCAGCAATTTAAATCAATCATTGCGGGATACGAACAGTTTAAAACAATGGAACTTGAGAATGGTCAACGGACACCGGATAGATTAGATTTTACTGACATGGTACAAAAATTTATTGATGAGGGTTTGTCTATACCATTTAAAGTATTGATGGTTGATGAAGCCCAGGATCTGACACCTTTACAATGGGACTTAGTTGTAAAATTAGCTAAAGCTGTACATAGAGTTTACATTGCAGGAGATGATGACCAAGCTATTTATGAATGGAATGGTGCAGATGTAGAACATTTTCAGACCTTTCCTGGTAGAAGTTTAGTGTTAAAAAAATCTGTAAGATTAAATAAGAATGTACATTTTTTTTCTAAATGTATTTTAAATTCTATGGGTAACAATAGAGTACAAAAAGAATTTTATTCTAATGGTAAAGAGGGCTCTATACATAGATGGAATGGATTAAAGAAAGTACCTTGGGACATGGAAGGTAGTTGGATGGTGTTAGCAAGAATCAATGATGTTAAAAAAGAATTACAAACAGAAGCTCGTAACCTATCCTTATATTATCAAGATGTTAAAGGTAATAAATCATTCGAACCGAATCAATTTGCTGCAATAGAAAATTGGAAGAAGATTTGTGAAGGTGGATCTATAACTAGAGAAGAAGCTACAGTCATGTATGAGTATTTATTAAACATAGACCACGGATACCGGTCATCTGAAAGTAAAAAATGGAGCTTTGCACATCCAAATCAAGTGTTTACTTTTGATGAATTACATTTAAGGTGTGGTATGCGAGATCAAAAAGAACCATGGGAACAAGCATTTAAAAGAAAATTTAAGGACAAAGATAAGCAGTATTTTAAAAAACTTATGAGAGAAGGCGTAGATTTATCACAACCACCAAAAATTATTATTGATACGATACATCAAGTCAAGGGTGGTGAAGCAGATAATGTTGTCTTGGCAAGTAAATGTAATTTTCCCTCACATTACGAAAAGAAAAATTTATCTGAAAAGATAAAAGAACTTAGAGTTTGGTATACAGGTGCCACAAGATCTAAAGGATCGCTGCATTTATTAGGAACCTATCACCAATATAACTTCCCATTAGGAAAATATTTTAAACTTTACGAGGCAAATTATTGTTAATGCAGGATTATAAAATAGAACCTTTATTTTCAACACCTTTGTATAGCTCAAGCTTACAGCGAGAGCTTACAAAAGAAGAAAAATATTTTGTATCAGAGGTAAGACATAAAACTTTAATTAGCCAGGGGGGTAATTATTTGTCCAAGGATAATAATATTTTAAAAAATAAAGAACTTAAAAATTTAAAAACATTCTTTGATAAGCATATTAATAATTATTTTGATAAAATAATACAAACTAATAACGAAGCGACTCCTTACATTACACAATCTTGGTTAAATTATAATGTTAAGAATTCAGGACACCACATACATAGCCACCCAAACTCTTTTGTTTCAGGAGTGTTTTACATTAACAGTGCATTTGATAAAGACGCAATAGAATTTGTGATTGATGAATATCCAATTGCTTTTTCTGACATTAAAAAATTTGATCAATACAACTCAACACATTGGAGCGTACCTGTGTATAAAGGTTTACTATTATTGTTTCCTTCAACCCTAAGACATTATGTCAAAAGAAATACACATGACCATACTAGAATAAGTTTATCTTTTAATGTTTTTGTTCAAGGAAAAATAGGATCGGCAATGAATTTAACAGAACTTAATATAAAGGAAGGGTAAATTATGTTTAGAAAAGTAATACTAGATGCTTTAGAAGACAGATATACTGCACAGATATCAGAAGCTGAAGCGACTATAAAAATATATGTAGAAAAGCCTGTTGGAATAGGAGAACATCCACAGCATGTAGATGAAGTAGATAAGTTAATAGAAAAAATAGCTAATGCTGAAGAGAAACTAGAAATACTGAAAGGGCTACGACTATGACTAATAAAGATATGTTTGACGATGCATTTCCGCAAGACAAACAAATTGGGGGATCCCACTATAAATTTTTTGAGATTCAACCTTATGAATTTATATCAAAAAATAAACTTTCTTTCTTTCAGGGCAATGTCGTGAAGTATGTTTGTAGATATTTATTTAAAAACAAAATTGAAGACTTAGAAAAGATAATACACTACTGTCAATTAGAAATAAAAAGAATGAAAGATGCTAAGAAAAAATGACTCATCAACTAAATTTTATATATAACGATAGTGATTGGGTATGTCCTGCGGAGTATCCAGATTTATCTCAAGCTAAGGAAATTGCAATCGACTTAGAAACTAAAGATCCAAACTTAAAAACAAAAGGATCTGGTTGGGCAACTTTTGATGGCCACATCGTAGGTTTCGCTGTAGCTGCATTTGATCAACAATGGTACTTTCCAATAGCTCATGATGCCGGGGGTAATATGGATCTCGCTATGACAACTGCTTGGATGCAAGATGTATTAAATACTTCAGCTACAAAAATATTTCATAATGCTAGTTATGATGTCGGATGGTTATTGGTAAATGGTTTTAATATCAACGGTAAGATTATAGATACAATGATTGCTGCTGCATTAATTAACGAAAATAGATTTAGTTTTAGTCTAAATGCGTGTGCAAAAGATTATTTAGGTGAAATAAAAAACGAAACATTTTTAAATGAGAAAGCGAAAGAATGGGGGATTGACCCTAAAGCTGACATGTGGAGGCTGCCTGCGGGCTACGTAGGCTTCTATGCAGAGCAAGATGCAGCCCTAACCCTCAAGCTTTGGCAAAGGTTTAAAACAGAAATTACTAAACAGAATTTACATGATGTTTGGGACATGGAAATGGAACTGTTGCCAATTTTAATTGATACTAGAAGAAGAGGTATAAGAGTTGATGAGGACAAAGCTCACAAACTCAAATCAGAATTTAAAAAAAAAGAAAATGGAGTTTTATATAAAATTAAAAAAGAAACTACATTAGATGTAGATATATGGGCTGCAAGATCTGTAGCACAAGTGTTTGACAGAATAGGTGTTGACTATCCACGGACAGCGAAAACTGAAGAACCTAGCTTCACCCAAAACTGGTTAGTAAATTGTGATAACCCGATAGCCCAACTAATAAGAGAAGCAAGAGAAATAAATAAATTCCATTCAACATTTATAGACTCCATTTTAAGATACACACATAAAGGCAGAATACATTCAGAAATAAATCAATTGCGTTCTGACCAAGGTGGTACAGTTTCTGGACGATTATCATATTCAAACCCAAACCTCCAGCAAATTCCAGCAAGAAATAAAGAAATGGGAGACAAGATTAGAAGTTTGTTTTTACCTGAAGAAGGTAGACAATGGGGTAGTTTCGATTACTCACAACAAGAGCCTAGGCTTGTTGCACACTATGCTGCATCAGTGAATGAAAAGTTTACTGGTGCAGATGAATTTATAGAAGCCTATCAAAATGAGTCTGCTGACTTTCACCAAATAGTTGCAGATATGGCGGGTATATCTAGAACTCACGCTAAAACAATTAACCTTGGTTTGTTTTATGGCATGGGTAAAGCTAAATTAGCTAGGGAACTAGGTATAAATAAGGATACTGCTGAAATATTGCTGCAAACATACAATACTAGAGTGCCTTTTGTTAAGAAATTAGCTACTGAGGTGTCTAATAGTGCCTCAAAATATGGCTTTATTCGAACTATAATGGGTCGTAAATGCCGATTTGACATGTGGGAGCCTGCTACCTTCGGAATGAACAAAGCGATGGACTACGAGGCTGCTAAAGCTCATT